CACTTGTGTCTCAGTCCTTGCCAAGAGAAGAAGGTAAAACATTCAGAGACCCACTAGACATAGTTACGGCAGGTTCGCACGCTAATGACAGTTCTACTAAGGCTAGAAATGAAGAACAAGCAGTTCAAAGTGCTAAGGACGCTAAAAACGCTAGAGATAAGCAATATAGAGAGGGCAAAACCCCAGAGTCAACTGACGGTATCCGCAAAGCTTTTGAAGATGGCGACATAGATAGAGCTATAAGAGGCGAAGAATGGGCTATGGCTAGAGCTAACGATGATGGCGAGTTATCTAAAAAGAAGCGTGGTGAGTATGAAGAACGGATAAATCGTCTAAAAACAGCCAAAGACAAGAATCTATCTGTTGAAGATGTAGATGAATATGAGCACACTACCCTTTCTGAATGGCGTGCGATGGCTGATGATAACCCCGAACTATACCAAAAACTATGGGCAATAGACGAGGCTATGGCGAAAGCAGGGGCTTCGTTTGCTAAGGGCGATAATAAAAAGCAAAAATACTCAGCTAAGAAGTCTGGCTCAGGACGTGGACGTGGTGGTTCAAAAATTAATAAGTTATCGGCTGATTTTGGTAGATTAACAGGGGTTGGCTCTAATGCACCAAAGGTACGAGAATATCAGACTATGGCTGAGTCAACTAAAATACTGCCCAGAATTAAGCGAATCCAGCCCAATATAGTACACACTATAAGGTCAGGTAGAGTATAATAAGCTTATGGCAAGCATAGACACAATCACCGACTTAGCACAAGATACATACTATACTATAAACGGCGTTACTAATGACGATACTGGTGATGACCTAACCCAGTTTCAAGATGACTTCATACGGGCTTTTAATTTATGGAAAGATGAGTTTGAGACAGAGGCATATTGGTCAAAACTTAGGGTAGATGATTACACCTTAGCTACAATAGCTGATACGACTACTTATTCATTCACATTACCTGACGAATATCGCTCACCTATATTCAGCCAGAACAAATATCTAAAGTTTATTAGTGCTGATGATACTGTTATTGCTACGTTTAAGATGGTTGACCCTAGCCAACGGCAGGTAGATGACGCTTGGGATAAACCTGATAGGGCTACTTTTGTAGGGCGTAATGTGGTGTTATCACGACCACCTAAAGACGTAGAGTTGGGGGCTACAATCGTATTGGACGTAGTAGAGTATTTACCACCACTGGCTCGTAATGATGACAGTGCAATAGCATTATTGCCAAACAAACAACTTGCAGTGTTGGGTGTGGCTAAAAATACTAGCCTATCTAATGTAGTTAAGGTGTCCTTAAGTCCTAGTTTTGCTCAGAAATATAATGATGAGTTACAAAAGGCTATCACTCAAAATAACCTCACTAATGAGCTTGATGATATGCAGAGAGATAATTACGCTTATATAAACGGAATCTGGTGATATGGCTTTAGATAATCCTGTAAAAGTAAAGGGAGCACAGATAACCTCGCCGTCACCAATAACCTCATTTGATATGGGGCTTGATGAGCGTGGTGATTATAATATACAACCTAATGCGTTCTCTTATGGGCGTAATGTAATGGTTAATTCTAGGGGCAATGTTACTAAACGATTAGTGAAACGTAAGTGGTTACCCGATGCAGTAGCATTTAACAGTGAGGTATCTACGGTTTATTATGGTGGTCAGATATATTACTTTATAGCTGATGATAGCAAAGTAAGGTATTGCCAAGAAAATGATACATCTTGGACAGCTTGTGGCGGTAGTAACTCTATAACCACTACATCGGGCACAATTACGACTTTTTTGCGTACAGGTAACTGGTTGCTCTGCATGAATGGTGTGGACCGGCTTAGATATATTGACTTATCTGATTTCACGATGAATCAATTTACGTCTGTGGTAAACCCTGTGAACACGCTAACTTATGCTCGCACAGGACTTTCTAGTGGTGGTATAACCGTTTATTACTGTATAACTTATAACTCAGATGGTGGCGGTGAAACAGGTATAAGTAATATCTTATCAGCAACGGTCAACAAATCTCGTGGCTCATGGAAAACAGACGGTACAGAGTATCTTACTCTTACGTTTAATGATACCCCCCCAGTGGGAGCTACAAGTCGCAACGTGTATATAGCTATAGCTATACAAGGCTCTGCTGTAGCTGTGGGAGATATGTTTTTACTAAAAGCTAACGTACCAACAGGTAACACTACTTTTGTAGATAATGGGCAAGACCCAATTACTCTATTCGGTGCTCCAACCGCTAACACTACAGCAGGTGTTAAGGTCAAAAATGCTATTATGGCTGATAACGTGCCTGTTATGTATGGCAACCCTGACGAGCCTTATACTCTATATTTCCCTGTGGTACTTGAGGGTGGTGGAATATCTTTCGGTGGCGATGCTCAGAGCCTACGATTACTGGAAGGCACAAACTACTACCCTACCTCTGTTGTAGGTTTTCGTAACAACCAGAACATACCTTCGTTACTAACACTATTTTCTGGCACAGAGGGTGTGTCTAAGCAACAAACAGTTACTCAAAAAACATTATCATACGGCAACAATATACTTACCTACTGGGGTGCTGATGACCTAAACTCTGGTGCTAGTGCTGTGTACTCATCTTATGGTACAGTTGCTTACCTCAATCAGCTATTATTCCCATCATCTGAGGGTATAACTTCTATTAAAACAGAGGCTAACTTACAAAATGTGCTGGCTCCTAATATCGTCTCAGAAGCTATAAACACGACATACAGAACAATCAAAACAGCTAATTTTGATATGATTGTATCTACTGGCTGGAACAACTTGATTATGTTTACTATGCCGACACGAGGCTTTAACTACAATAATCAGATAATTGTTTACGACCTAGCTAATAAAGATAAGCCAAAATGGTATATCTGGGATATAAATGCTGATTGGGTTGGCACAATATCACCACCAAATAGGGATAGTTTCGCTTATATACGAGATGGCAAGTATTTCTATAAACTTGTAGAGGGTTATGTAGCAGAAGATGACGCACCCGACGGTACTTCTTCACCGTTCCCAATGAATATAGATAGTGCCTTAATACCATTTAATACTCAGAAGAACTCATTTTTTGCCATGAACCAGTGTGTATTTTATGTAGCTGAATTTATAGGCACGATAAATATTACAGTGTCATACTACAACCAAAAGGGTAAATTAAAATCTAAAACCAAGACCTATACTTATGGTTCACCATCTCGTAACCTGTTAGGTGGCTGGAGCAATCCTCGTAACTTATGGCGTAGCTGGAATACTAGAGTTATAAATTGGTCTACTGAGATACCAAGTGCAAGCAGTGCTAACGCTAGTACTAAGGTTAAGCGTCGTTTCAGGGTTCGTACCCCTAATCCTGTGATAAATGAATATAAGGTAAGTATTACATCTAATCTGGCTAATACCTCATTTGACCTAGTGGCAGTTGCCCCTGAAGGTGTTATGATAGGTGTAGTGGCGGATGTAGTATAATAAGCTTATGAATATAACACATTTAATATCAGAGTGGAAACGGTCAAAAGATTATGTCTATGGCTATACTACTGACTTTAAGGACTTAGACACAATAGCAAACGCACAATACCCTCGTGGTTCTGGCAAAAAACCTAATGTAGGTGATACAACCGTAGCTGGCACAATCCGTGACCAAATGCGTAAGGCTATCAAACAAGTCCCAGTTATCAGCATGGCCATAAACGGTTCTAAGCAGACTAAAGAGGCGTATGTTAGCCGATTTATCGTCAATGACCGTATCCTTAACCCTATCACTTTTGGTAAGGGCTTTGTGAACCTGCTCAGGCTAGGTGGCAGAGGTGCATTATCACGAGGTTTTAATGCTTTTCAGGTTAAGGCTACCAGTCTTTATGGTGAGTATGGCATACAGCCAGCTTTGATACATTTTAGTGATGTTGGTGTTGAGCCAGGCGTGCAAGACGCAAACTTGTCTGGTTATCATTACGTGAGGACACAATACACCCCATCTAAACTTAAAAAGATTTATAACCGAGAGAAAAACAACCCAACAACCACTTGGAATACTAAGGCTATTAAGGCATTACTTGAGGCTGGTCCAGATGGCACGGGTGCTAGTGAGTATGCCGAATGGTTGATACCTAGTCAACAGGGGACAATCCCAGATGGTGCTGATACCTATACGATGGTAACTCGTTATTCTGCTGACATAGAGGATGATATTATTTACTTTAGCCCTAGCCTCACACAAGAACTTCGTACAGTACCTAACAGGTCTAAGTTTGGCTATCCTAGAGTGTTATTCCTAGTTATTGACCCTGCTGAGCTAGTGCCTTTTGGTGATAGCCGTGTGCGACTTGCCAGCCCTAACCAGAACCTTATGATGGCACTACGCCAAAATGTGGTAGCTACTTGGCTATATAACAGCGACCCAACTATTGTAAAGACAGGGTTATTCGCAGGTGCAACATCCCTTAAATCTGGTGGCATAATGACCACTACCGACCCTAACGCTAAAGTAAGTCTACTAACCCTAGATACAGCCACTAGCCAACAATACCCCAACATCTCACAAGAGATTAAGGGGCAGATATTGAGCATGCTAGGCTCAAACCCAGGTGCTAACTTAGGTGCTATTGGGGAGTCTAAGACTGGTGTAGGTGCTCAGACACAGCGTATGGCTATGGATGAGGCTAGCCAAGAGATAACTCACCTTATTGAGGACTTTATCAAGCAATATATACTCTCTGCATTTGATTTATATGTCAGCCAGCAAGATGGTGATGATGTAATATATGTGGATGATGAAACTAAAAAAGATATAGAGGCTGTTGAGCCAGGTTTATTCAATGACCCAGCTAATCCTAACGCTCTAGCTATTAACTGGAATGAGTTTTATGACCATATCAAGAAAATAGACGTAACTGTTGATACTACTATCAGTAAGGACGAGTTTACTGACCAAAAACGAGCCGACTTACAAGATGCCCTAACAGTCATGAAGCAAACCCAAGACCCTAACGACCCAACAGCAGCCGCTAAAGCTAGTGTGGTAGAAGATGAGTTCTTGGCTGAGGCAGCCCCCGACCTCTCGCAACGTATCAACGTGGCTCAAGAGCAAGCTCAGAATATACCAGTGGTCGCTCCCCCTATGATGTAGAATAATCTACGATACGTTTACATACTGTTGCTAAAAATGTAACATAAGAGTTATGAACGAGGATTTAGACTATAATTTTACTCAAAGTAGTAGTATTTTGGGTGGCTCCGATAATAAAGACCCCGATGTAGCTAATGTGTCTGTATTAAAGCAAATATCCACTGAGCTAAAGGCTATGAAAGCTGAGTACGGTACTATAGACAGGTTAAACCTAGATGACAAGCATTTTACAATAGAACAACAACTCGCTAATAACAAGTGGGCTGTTACTTTAATCGGCACAATGGAACTGATGATAAATGAAAAATTAAAGGAGGTCCAATAATGGACGATGATATTGATGAGTTGATGGGTCGTGAAGACTTAGACCTTGATAACACCGAGAGGGTTGATGATAGTGTTGAACATACCGCCGAAGAAGTTAAAGAAGAAGTTACTAAAACTGAAGAAGGAGAAGAAACTAAAGAAGCCGAAGTATCAGATGACAGTGAAGGAGAGGAAAGGGCTGAAGAGAAAGAGGCTCAACAGACAGAAGAAAAGCGTGAGGAAGGACAGGAGATACCGCCGAAACCCCTAACTATTGATGATGTTCGCACAGCTATATCTGATATGCGTAATGATGAGCGTACTTCTGCTAAAGAACTAGATACACTTACAGATGAAGTATTAAAACAATATTACCCAGATGGCTTATCAAATGTACTGGTAGATAGTGCTACTGGTAAGGAGCTTCGTAGTCCTCAAGACGTGGTAGATGTATCTGGCGGTACAATGTCTATTGAAGAAGCTCAACAATGGCTTCTAAATGAACAGTATAAGCTTGATACCAGTATAGCCAAGATTAAAGACGATGCTCGCAATCTAGCTGAAACGAACGCTAACTTTAGTAAGGGCATAGATAGGGTACTCAATAAATACAAAGCTGTATTTGAAAAGTTCCCCGAGCAGCAACAGAAGATATACAAACAGTATATGAAGCAGGTTACAATAGATGACCAAAAAAACTTAGTATTATCTGCTCCTGATGTTGAGGAGTTTTATGATTTCGCTATGGAACCCTATGTATTAGCTTATGGCAATATGCAGGCACAACAGACTACTACGCCACCAATAGAGGACAAACCCAAGATACCTGAGTCTAAGCCATCAATTAAAGATAGATTAGATGAATCGGGTGATGGGGGCAGTACAGGTCGTGAAGCTGACCCCAATAACGCAGATGAGTCATTAAAGGAATTATTTGGAGAATAATTATGAAAGGTATAGATTTTTTTAACATTAAAACAGGCGAAACTATATATGTTCGCCGAGACGCACAGATTAAAGCTCTAATTGAAAGCTCTGATATGGGCGTAAACCGACAATCAGATATGGGCTGGAGGCTAGGCAAAGAGTGGGTACAAAAACTTCGTGTAGCACGCCAAGACCGACAGCTTATGCAAGATTTAGCTGTTAAGTTTGGTGGCAACGAGGTAACAGACCGAGACCTTATGGTAGCTGTATATTCTCGTGAACAAAATGCCGAGAAACAAGCCAAAAAGTATGAAGAGGATGCACCGTTTGAACAAGAATACTTAGAAAGTATTAAAGAGCAGAAACTGCCCGAAGGTGGCGAGACTTACACACCTAAAAAGAAGTAGTTAGTCCATGAATATCCCTGCACACAGGTTGCCTCTTAGGGATTACCAAAAGGACATAGTTAAGGCGTTGAATAACCCTGACATAGATGAGTTATTGCTGGTTATAGCGAGAAGGGGCGGAAAAACTACAACCATCTACTCTGAAGGGCTCGTGCCTGAAATGGTACGAAATGTGCTAACTACTGTGGCTGTATACCCTACTGCCAAAATGGGTCTAGACAACTTCTGGACTAATATTGAGGACGATGGGTTCAAGACAGTTGACCACCTGCCAAGAGAACTCTTAGCTTCTGGAGGTCAAAGCAACTCTGTAGATGATATGCGACGAACACTGATAAATGGTTCAGTGTTTCGTGCTTTGGGTGCGACGAATTATGAAGCCTTGCGTGGTGCTAACGGTAAGATATATTGGTTTGACGAGTTCGCTGATATGCCGATTGAGGCTGTTAACGTTATAGCTCCTATCACTGAGCGTAACAAGGGTAAGCGTATCTATACTGGTACACCTAAGATAGACGGTATCAACGGTGAAACAATGCGACGTATGCACGAGGCTTTTAAGGCTGATAAGACAGGTACTAAATACACCTGCTACATAGATGCTACTAACTACACCACACCAGAGGAGCTAGAAAAGATACGACAGGGGTATATCCTGCGTAATGGCAACGACTTCAAGTTTAGACAAGAAATGTTGCTTGACTGGGGTCAAAGCTCATCTGCTAGTTATTATGGTCATATTATAGCCAACAAAAAGAAAGATGGCACGATTGGCTTATACCCCTATGATACAGCTTATCCTGTATATACTTCTTGGGATTTAGGTCGTGCTGATAATATGGCTATTATATTCTGGCAGGACTTAAACGGTGTGATACGAATTATAGATAGTTACGAGACATCACAGATTGGGCTGAATACAATAATACCTTTTATAAAGTCTAAGCCCTATAACTATGGCTGGCACTTCTTACCCTGGGACGCTGTAGTGCACTCCACCAACGATAATGTGCGACGTATAGATTATATGATGCAGAACGGTATAAGTAACGTCTCAACTATTAGAAAAGAGGGTGTGTCTATAGGTATAGATAGAGTTTTACAGCATTTACCCAAAACTCAAATAAACGAGCCGACCTGTACTGAGCTAATACGCAAGCTTAATTTATATAAGCGCAAGTTCAATCCATTGACAGGTGACTATGTTGGTCCAGAGCATAACTCTGCTTCGCATTTTGCAGATACCGCTAGGTACATATACGCTGCTATTGCTCAAAACTGGATAGATGGCAAGTTCATAATGGAGCAAAATAGTCAGTCAGTTGTCAGTTCATTAGAATACGATACAAATGATTTAGAAACTACTTACTATTTTTAATGATATGTGTTATTATTACAATAAGCATTAAGAAGTTTTTAATAACTTTATATATAAGGAGATTTTATGAGTACTAACTATGGTATTCGTACTGCAACTTTCCTTGACCGTCGTCTAAAACACGGCTCAACGGTTGCTAAGTACATGGACGCTCACGGTGTAAACACTGTGGACGCAAACACTGTCCGTATTTTGAATATTGACATTGACTCGAAAAGCTTGACTAGCTATAACGAGACTAGCACAACTGGTGGTATGACACCAAGCCTAGTTGAGTTTGGTAAACAAGAGTGGTCTATTGACTACAACTATGCTAGCTTCTTGCGTATTCAGGACACTCAGCTACAGGATATTCCTGTTGGTTCTGCTGTATCTGATGTTGCTAAGGCTTGGGTAGACGAGAAGTTTGTACCAGACTTTGACGAATATGCACTAGCTAAGGTTATTGCGGCTCGACCTGGTGGCAACATTGTTACTTGGGACGGTACAACTATCGACAATGGTGTGAACGGCTTGCTACAGAAGTTCTACAACACTGTAACAGTTGTTACTAACGGTGGTGGTGACACAAGTCAGGCTATTTCCTGGGTTCCAAGCTCATTTGCTGACAAGCTTCGTGCTTACATCACTACTTTTGACGGTAGTGACAAGGGTTACACAGCTGGTGTAAACGGTTTGATTGGTAAGCTAAAAGGTGTGATGATTGTTGAAACTGTTGATGAGTATTTTGACGCTTATCCAACAGTTAAAGCTGTTATCGCTGATAAGCGAGCTATCGCTGCACCAACCCAAAAAATGACACCTAAAAATGGTGGACGCAAGTTCATTAAAGATGTGCCAGGTTTTGGTGGTTCAGAACTACAGCTTCGTGCTAGAGGTGGTGTGTTTGTGTTTGACCGCAAGAAATACACAATCGCAACACTACAAAGCTCTAACTCCTAATAGTTAAGAGTTGAAAATATTAAGAGGGCTTTACAGCCCTCTTTTTGTGCTACAATATGTTTATGGCTAGTATAACATCACTCAAAGCAAGCGATGGCACAGGTAATGCCTCTGTTGCCACCGTACAATCAGTTCGTTCATCTGGGGCTACTACATTAGTAGTAGATACAGTTCAAGGCATAAACACTAAGTTTCACGCTACAATGGGTACGCCCCATACATTTGTAGACCCTGTAACAAGCGAAACAATAACAGTAATATCAGAAGCTACAGCAGTAGATTTTAAGGGGCACGTTGACGGTGGCAATCTTGAGATAGACACAATCGCACCAGGCTTTACTGACAATGGTAGTGCTGTGAGCGACATAGTAATAATTAAACCTACTACTCAATGGGCTGATGAAGTAGCAAAGGTGTTAGAAGTTACACATAACGATAACGGCACGCTGAAAACTGGCTCTGTCACAAATGAGAAGTTGGCTGGGGGGATAACAGCGGATAAGCTAACACCAACAACCTGGACTGGCTCCATGTCTGCCCTGAACCCAGTTACAACTTCATACACCAATATCGCCTCCGTAACACTGCCAGCGGTTACATCAGCTCATAAATACCTGATTGCTGCGTCGTTTTACTTTAACCACAACGGTGTTGCTTCGGCAAGAGATTATACGGGTGCTATTCGTAACGGAACAACAACACTGGTTCTGGCAACGTGGAGTGCCGCAGCTAGTGAGTATATAAATACTGTTTCTGTAAATACAGTATTTACGAGTTCTTCTAGTGGCGGTGAGACAATAAACTTCTCGGTGTTAAGAAATGTTGATAATGGTGGTTTTGTTACTGCAAGCAGAGCATTCTACTCAATTGTTGACCTAGGACTAGCTTAGGTCTTTGTATGGTAAAAGCATATGAGTAATAGTGACACACCCGAAACTATCGCCTACCGACTAACACAAGTTGAAAACGCTGTCAAAGAACTAACTAAAAAGATTGATGGGGTCATCTCTGGCTTTGCTACTAACAAGGATATTGAGGCTGCTAAACAACAGGCTAAGCTTGAACATAACGCAATTTATGAAAAGATTGGTGATGTCGAGACCGATGTTAGTTACTTAAAATCTCGTAACTGGGTTCACAATACCTTATCAGCTATTTTAGGTTCGGTATTTACCTTTTTATTACTTTATTTTTTGCAGGACATTGTAAAATGAGGTC